TCTGCTAACTTAGCAAAGTAACTTAGTGGATCTTCCTCCTCTTCAGAAGAAGGTGCATTCACAGTTTCAACTGCTTTGCTTTCTTGATAAGAAGTTTCTAATTTCTTAAGAACTTCTTCTTCAGTTACTTTCTGTGTCTCTTGAGCAGCATAGTTATCATACTCAGTTTCTTGAGCTACTTGTAACTTTGCCTTTGCTCCTAAAACATAATCTAAACGAGTCTTTAACTCATCATATGTTTTAAACTGATCATTTGCAGTAAATGCAGTTAAAGAAAATTCTTTCTTCCATACTGCTTCTAGTGCATCATCATCTTCCAATAATGGATTAGGAGAATCAAATTCTGACTTATCATAATTCCAGAAACCATCCTTTTTAACAATCTTTAGTTTGAAATTAGCACCTGCCCATAAGTCAAATGGGTTGATTGGTGTCTCATCTTCAAATTCTGGTTGCATTACATCCATGATCTTATCAAAGATCTTCTTACCATATTTGTAAAGAAACACTCTTCCCTCATTCTGAGGATTAGAAGGATCTTTAACAACATATATGTTGCTATAGTAAGATAACTTACGCTTCTGTTTTCTTACAGTATCTTTATCTGTCTCATTACCACTGTTCCATAGTGATCTGTTTAGATCTCCAACAGGATCTTTTTGTCCTACTGTGGTAAGAGAATTCTCAATATACCATCCACCTGGTCCTTGGAATGCATGAGAAAATAGTTTCACCCATGGAAGTTCTTCTCCATCTGGTGCTGGTAGGAATCTGACAACAGCATATCCATTGCCACTTTTGTCAACCTCTGGTTTCCAGAGACGATCATCAGTGTTTCCTCCACCTGTGTTGTTCATCTTCTCAACTTCTTTAACTAGTCTATTAGTTAAAGAACCCAAAGAACTCTGCTTTTTAAGGTCATTAAAACCCATTTTTTTACCTCGTATTAGTTGTATTTGGCTTGTTTGTACTCAGTTATTATAATGTAAATCTACAACTTGTCAACTATTTTCAAGTTGTTTTCTCATTTCTTTAATTGCTTCAGATATTTGTGCAAACATCAATGATAAATCACCATCAGATTTAAATCCAAACATTTCAGCACTTTCCATAACAGTACTTCGTATCTCCTTTGCCTTAGGGTCATCAGAGAGACTTAATCTCTTATAAAAAATCTGTTGTTTGTTGATTAATTCTTCAAGGATCTCAATGTGATTCATTTTATCCTCTCTGTTCATATTAGGAAACTTAAAGACATTACCATAGACTTTTTTTTGTAAAGTCTCAATGTCTTTCATTTCTTTTTGAACAATTTCTGAGTCTAAAAATCTCATTGGGAAACAATATTTTTAAGAAGTTTTTTATAACGGAATACATCTATATTTAGGAAAGGAGCATACTTCCTAATCTTCATGCTCACCATTCCCCATACAGGATCATGCTCTGATATTTGTTTATCAAAGTTTGTCCTATACCCTAGTATTCTATCATATATTACCATACTTTCCAAGCTTGTGTCACCTCTTAAATAACTTTTTAATATTGGTGGGTGTCCCTTAGAACAATCAAATATATCATCTACTTTTTGATTATCAAATAACTTATGTGCTTCTTCTGTAAATGTATATGCTAATGATTGTATTCTCTTCTTCCAAGATGTATATGTCTTCTCTCCATTCTTAATAATATTTGGCATATAGACAGTAGATGGATCTTCATCAGTAGCAAAATTAGCAATGAAGAAGTCTTGTATCTCTTGATCATTATACTGTCTAGACATTCTCTCAAAGAACATTCTATCTCTTCTTTTATAGAATCCTTGTACAGTTAATTTAGATAATTTATTTCCATATCTTGCATAGTCATACTTCTCTCTTATGAAGTGTGACTTCATACCTATAAATGTTTTGTAGGTTTCAAAGGGGTTCACTTTCAGCATCATCCATCAATTCAAGATCTTCAACCTGATCTGCAGTAACTTCATGATCAGCAATACGATACCAATGTTGTAGTACTCCTAGAGCATCAGGTCTTTGACCTAAGTATTCAAACTCCTCACATTGGTTCTCACGTAACCATGCTTGAAGTCTATAGTGCATTAGTTCAGATTTAGTTGGCATTATAAAGGAAGTTTAGCATGAGATGTTCTCTTAAGCAAATTTAATTCCATTGCTTCACCTTTTAATTTTTCCTTTAACGGTTTAGTAATTAATTTAGGAACAGATTCCACATCAATATTATTCTGTTCACAAAAATGTACAATGGCATCAACATAACTCATACCATCTTTTTCATGAGCAAGAGTTTCAATTGCTTCAGTAAATCTTTTAGCACAATAGAATTTATTTTCTATTAACTTCTCTAAATTTTTTCCATCAGCTTTTGCCATATTCTTGTAATTTGAAAGTAACAAACTCTCTAATGTATTCAGAGAGTAATTTGATATATTTCTTTTTATTGTACTCTTCATAAACTACACATTCTCCATTTTCACAAGACATTAAGATTACAAATTTTTTCACTGGTATATTTGTTAACTCATACAACATACAAGCATATGCAGCACACTGAACAAAGTAATGATCTATCCACTTACGTGGTTTAGGTTTCTTAGAAGATTTAAAGTCAATGATAGCCAGTTCACCATTGTACTCAGCAATACAATCAACAGTACCTGCAATACCTAATTGCAAACTGTACATTGATTTTTCTAGAGCATGAATATTATCAATCAGATCTAATTGAGGTTTTGATTGTTTAAAAAGATATTCTGATAGAGGTTGTACCTCTGGTAATTCTTCATTCTTTAGATAATATTCAGTAAGAGTATGCATATCAGTACCACGACTTGTAGCAGCCTTGGTCACTTTATCTGCTTGAGCATTACCTACTCTTGCTCTCCACTCACGAAAGATTTCTCTATTAATCCAACTAGTGATAGATGTAATAGATACTAATTTTGAATTGCCAGGAACATCATAGTATCTGACACCATCAATAGTTTCTTTCTCTAAAGAAGGAAGATCTATATTAACATGTTTAAACATTAAAGTTCTATTCCAAGTTCAAGTTTAGAAATGATATACTCTTTGACTAGACCACTTCTGCAGATGTCATCTGCACCAAACTCTATTATACCAAAAGATGGCATATTTCGCAAGATGCGTAAGAAGTCCACAATACCATTCCTCTCATTCTGTTTCACTAAGTCTGTTTGAGTTGCATCTCCACAGAACATAATTTTAGAATCTTGTCCTATTCTTGTAATCATAGAATCTAATTCATGGAAGTTTAGATTCTGAAATTCATCTACAATTATTATTGCTCTATCAAAAGTAGTTCCTCTGATAAAAGATGTACTCCAAAAATCAATGGTATCTTGTGCTTTCAAGTTTCCATATAACATATCAAATGATGCATCATCTGGCATCTGGAACATATACTTAACCATATGTTTATATGGTATCTGATAAAGATATGATTTATCATCATGATCACCAGGTAAAAATCCTATCTCACGAGTTGCAACTAATGATCTAACAATGTAGATCTTTTCATATGGACTCTTGGGATCAAGAACATCCATCAATGCATTATATAAAGTAATGAAAGTCTTACCTGTGCCTGCACAACCGTAAGCAACTAAGTTCTTGTCCTCTTTATAAGAGTCAAAGAATACTTGCTGATTATCAGTAAGAGGTTCAATCTTTTTTATGTAATCAAGATTGATTGGTTTCTTTCTTTTCATTTGCTTGTTACTCATTCCAAAAGGAATGGGATTTGTACCAATACCTGAGTTTGCTTTCTTTCTTGCCATACTTAGAAACTATAATCACGATTTTTACGAACATTAGCACCAGGTTGTTTGGATGCTCTATCTAATACTTCATTCCATCCACTGGATGCTGCTTCTCCAGTCCACTTAAACTCACGTGATGCAGTAGCACAACCCTTTGACCAGTCTTTATCCCAGTCTGGGTTCTCCTTTTTCCAATCATCATATGCTTTCATAGTCATAGAGAGTTCTTTTTCCTCTCCAGTCACTTTATTTTTCACAGGATAAGTAGGCATAATTGTTCAACAATGTTAGTATTTAGCTCCACTCCAGAGCTTCAGCAATGGTAGGGAAGGTATCTATGAAAATAGATTTGCATGCATTAGCAATATCCATATGCTCTTTTTGAGTTCCATTTGCTGATCTTAATTCAATATAATGAATCCAAGAGCGAGCAGAACCTGTCATATAGATTCTTGTTGGTGTGCATAATGGTAGAACCATTCTAGCACACTCTTTTGCAATCCCTCTTCAATCATTTGATTATACAATGATTGTGCAGAACTGAAAAGGGTTATCATTTGTGCTTCTAATTTTTGTTTTACAAAAGGATCTACATCATCAATTGAATTCTGTCTGTTTTTTGTGTCTTGTCTTCTAAGATCTGGTAATTCTATTTTACCAAGTTCATTACTCTGAGCATATCTTTGAGAAAACTCTTGAAATGTAAATGATCTGTGTCTTAATATCTGTGCTGCAATTGCACGAGTTGTTTCAATCTCAAGTGTCATTGATGACTGTTCAAAAACAGACCAATGATTGTGCTTGATACAATATTTTAATAATCCTGCATAGTTTGGGTTGTCCTGATTGTTAGGATTAGAGACTCTGGCAATGTGTGCCATTGTCTTTTCTGCATCAGGTGTTACTGATATTAACTTCAAGTGTTTTGCTTTCATCTTGTTTTTTAATTAATTTAGCATAAAGAACATCTTCCCTAGTATATAAATTAGGATTTTTCTTTGCTAACTTGATTAATCTCTTTGCTGTTTTTCTGTTTCCCATTTGAAAAGTATGTTTTAAAGTAATCTACTACACCATTGGACGTTTTGTACTTATGAGTCCATTCTTCTGCACACTCATAAATGTCCCTAAGTGAGTATTTAGACTCAGTGGTTATTTCATACCTCTTCAACAAGATTGAAAGACACTGTTGCCTTAACTTCAATTGCTCTTCTGAATATTTTTCTTTAGTCTGCGTAACCATCATCATCTCCTTCAAAAATTTCTTCATAATCAGATAGAGGTGCTTGTGCTGACGCAACATAAGAACTTGTGTCTGAATAAACCTCTGACTCAAGTTCATTGAGTATGTTTTTTAGGTCAAACAATAAAACCTTTAGCTTACCCTTGTCCATGGCTTTATTTTTATTTATCACTATAGCATAAAAAAAGGAGGGTAACAACCCTCCTTGAAATTTAGAACTTGTATCCATACAAGAACCTAGCTTCAGCGTATATGATAGTGAGAAAAATAGCAGATGCTGCTATTATTTCTGCTGTGACTAACATTACTTAGCTGTGTGAGCGATACCACGATATGTGAGTTCGACCTCTTTCTTTTGCTGAGCTGTTTTGTTATTGGTGTCATACTTAACACCTCTGTAAGTAACTTGTGCCATTTGGTTTCTCCTAAAGTAATGGGCGGTTTAATGCCGTTCCTTCAGTCAACTTGTGCGTCCTCAAAACATACTGGATCAGTATGTGCAATAATTACTCTAGTCATCTCTAACCTATTAGGGTCAAAGGGTTCAACTAAAGATAGCAACTCATTGGCTTCTACACAATTAAGTGGAGCACCAAGTAATACTAATTTCATTAAAATGCTATACATGAGGATGAACGAACCCGTTCCGAGCTGGCTTACTTGCGTCCAATAATAAAGGTTTCACATTGTTCATCTGGTACTTTTGCTCTAAAGTAATCTATAAGATACTCCTTTGCATCAGAGTTAAGATTCTGATCACTCATTATCTCAATCCTGTTCTGATTCCATTCTGAACATGACATTTCCCAATGGGAAGGATGATGTTCAGTGAGGAGTAGTGCCAGTAATGCTAAACCTTGCATTGGATGAACGATGTGTTTATACTAACACATTTATACTATATATGCAAGTTCTTTTGTAACTTGTGATACAATTTTATTTTATTTTAAGGGTTTACCATACTTATCAACCAATCCAAGTTTTCTTACTTGACCTAAATTGGATTTAGCTGCTTTTTTTATCTTTTTATACTGTTTAATTAACTTATCTACCTCATCTTGGTCTATGTCAGCAGTTAATTGACCATCAAACCCATGTCCTTTTTGTTTAATATAATCATTTATCCCATTTTGGATTTCACCCTCAATGATATCATTTATTTGTTTTCTGATATCATCTTTCATTATCTACTACCCCATACAATATCTGGAAATGCTGTGTCTACAACACCCTTTGTAATTTTAGGATACTGTCTCTCTAATCCACCATCTTTAACTAGAGTTAATATATCTGCTTCTTGTGGATGCAATCCCTCTAGCATTTGAATAAACATAGTCTCTCTACGAATTGCAGATAAACTATCATTACCACCTTTCACAAAATGATATAGATTCTTATATTCTTTTCTAAGAGATGTATGATCTGTTCCTACAGGAACTTCATTTCTTTCATAAGGAACAACTCCCTCTGGAAGTAATGATACAGCAGCATCATCAAAATTCCAAATCAGTACAGATACTAATGCATCATACCTATGCTCTTGTAATACTTCAACTCTCTTAGCAACTGTTTTCTGCTTGTTAGCTAGTTCAAGTACCTCAAATAGAAAAGGATTAGGAGGTAATTTAGTGCTTGCTGTAATAGTTGTCTTCTTCTTTGTAACTTTTGGAGTAACCTTTATATTAGGTGTAGTATCCAAAGCAGATGTTGTTGTGGCCATATTAATACTAATGTTATATTCAGTTTAGTTTATTTAGAGATAAAAGTCAACTATCATCACTGTCACTATCCTCAGGTTTATTTTCAAATCTAAAAGCAACTATCTCATCTGCTATGAGATTACCATTCTCATCATACATTTCTGGATGAGAGGGATATGATGCATGAGAAAGATTCTTTTCATAAGAATATTGCCTTGCCATCCACCCAATTGTTCCACCCACCAAGAGGGATAAAAGTGACATTACAGTTGTAATGGTTAGGGTTACTATCAGTGTTTCCATTAATTTTCTCCTTTAGGTAGATTTATTTTTTTTAAAATCCAAATGAAACTCAAAGTAAAAATGAATCTCCCTATTAAAGAAAGCTATCATGTTTCCCCATTTCACTTGAA